GCTTCTGACCGCCCCCGGCGGACGACATGCAGACAGAGCGCTAAAACTCGCATGTGAGGAATCTCAAATGGCTAAGACCACATTTTCAGGTCCAGTAATATCGTTATCAGGCTTTGTACCGCGCGGATATAAAAACCAAGTTGTTCTAACAGGGACGGCCAATACTCTTTCTGTTTTACCCTATGTAAACAGCACCACAGGTGCTCAAATAACGGGAAATGCAGGTAAAATGAACCTGTTTAACGACACTTTGGCCGGAGGAGGAGGCACAATTACTTTACCTGCTTTAAAAGACACCACCCCGGAAGACCCGACAAGTCCTGACCAACAAAACGATTTTGGGGCAGTCATATCTCTTTATTTAGCTCAAGATTTAGCTAATGATCTAGTAATAAGTTCTGCCGCAGGCGATGTACTGACAGGTACTGCTTTAATGATAGGAGCAGCAGGAGCTGTAACAGGTTTTGCTGCCAATGCTGCCGGAAACAATAATACTATTACGCTGAATGGGTCCACTAAAGGTGGTCTTATAGATACGGAAATTCATATCATGGCGGTTAGTACAGATACTTGGTACATCAATATGGTCGGAATGGGTTCAGGAACTACTTTAACTCCTTTTAGTACCGTATAAACTTTAACTTAACGAGGAAAGATCATGGCTAATAATATAGGACTTTGGGGCGTTCCCCTTCCAGCAGATAAAGACAAAGCAGCCCCTAAAAAGACACCAGCAAAAAAGAAAGCTGCTAAATAGTCTTTATAGGAGGCGACTATGAGTGCAAGTAATATTTCAGCGGTAACTAAAAGCGCGTCGGCAGCAGCGGTTTCTGGTCGATCTCGGTTGATGGGGGTTTATTTTGTAAACCTTGTAACAAGTGGATCGAACACGCAAGGCTCCGTAAATATTAGGAATGGGGCGGCTGTTAGTGACACTATTCTTTTTACATTAAATGCTTCGACAGCAGCGGCTGGAACAAGCATAGATATACCGGACGGTGGAATGGTTTTTAGCGGCGGAATGTATATTGATATTCCTACCCTAACTCCCACGAACTCTATAACTCACGTGACCTTGTTGTTTGAAGGCGGGGTGGCAGCGTAATGGCGACTGATAAAAATTGGATTCAGAAAGCCATTAAAAACCCCGGTGCGTTACGAAAAAAAGCTGGGGTAAAGGCTGGTAAAAAAATATCCGGTAAAGAGTTGACTAAACTGTCTAAGTCTAAAAATCCAACGACAAGGAAACAAGCGAATCTTGCTAAAACCCTTAAGAAAATGAAGGTAGGGGGCACGGTCAAGAAACGAACAACTACACGAAAACCGAAGAGGTGACACAATGGCAGGACGTGGAATGGGAGCCGCCACCCAAGGCGGAGGGGCAGTAAGAAGTGGCCCTAGAAATAAGGTGCTAAAAACTAGAAACAAAACTACTGGCATCCCCATGTATAAGGATGGTGGAGCTGTAAAGAAAAAGGCTAAGTAGGAATGGGGTCTTCAGGAACAACAGATTTTAACCTTTCAATCGACGAAGTTGTTGAAGAAGCGTTTGAGCGCTGTGGTATGCAAATGACGGCTGGTTATCAGCTTAAGTCTGCCACCCGCTCTTTAAACCTGTTGTTTTTGGATTGGGCGAACAGGGGTCTAAACCTGTGGACGATTGAGTCGGCAACTCATGCTTTGGTAAAAGGAGATAAAGAAGTAGCTCCCGGCGCAGATACAGTAAACGTGCTGTCTGCTGTCATCCGCGAAACAACCAATGGACAACAACAAGACGTAAGTATTTCGAGAATTAGTCGATCTGAATATTTAAACGTGCCCAACAAGCTAAGTGAAGCACGACCCACTCAATACTATGTTCAACGCACAATCACGCCTACGATTTTTTTGTGGCCTGCGGCAGACAAAGCCTACACGCTGGTCTATTACCGAATTAAACGCATAGAAGATGCGGGCGAATACACTAATACTACCGATGTAAATTTTAGGTTTTTGCCTTGCTTGGCGTCTGGGCTTGCGTACATGCTCTCGTTAAAATATGCGGCAGATCGCACCGCGCCGCTGAAACAAATATACGAAGAAGATTTCCTGCGGGCAGCTAACGAAGATAGGGACACCGCCAGCGTTCATTTTGTTCCAAGCGTGGGGCAATAAATGGCTTACGCAACGGGAAGATACGCCGTAGCAATATGTGATTATTGCGGGTTTCAGTATCCTTATCAGGAACTTAGGAAAAACTGGAAAGGATTTATGGTCTGTCCACAAGACTATGAACCTAAGTCTCCGCAAATAGAACCTTTAAATTATCGGGGAGATTCCATAGCTCTGCAGAATCCTCGAACGGACAGAATAGAGCCTTTTGTTGTGTTTGTGGGACTGCCGGGAGACTCAGGTTTTCAAAGCAAAGGTAGCGCCGCCGACACAGTAAACATGCAACCTTTTCCTACCCAAAGGCCGGTTGAAGGGGTGGGTTATGTGGGCACAGTAACGATAGTGGTGACGTAAATGACGTATGACGAACTGCTTACAAATATTAGAAATTACACCGAAGTCGGGAGTAATGTTTTTACCAATGCAGTGATAAACACTTTTATCACGATGGCTGAAAATCGCATTTTACGTGACGTGGATTTAGACGTGTTCAGGCTTGAAGCTACGGGCACAACGACAAAAGGAAACAGGTTTTTAACGGCTCCCACCACGATTCTTACACATCGCTATTTGATGACAACAATAGCAGGGGTGCAGACTTTCCTAGAGTTTAGGGACACTTCTTTTTTAAAGGAGTATTGGTCGGATTATTCGATAGAAGGTGTACCAAAATATTATGCCGTATGGGACCAAGATACTTTCTACTTAGCTCCAACACCCAATGATAATATTGCTGTGCAAATGGGCTATATAAGTAGGCCCGCGCAGCTTTCCTCAACAACTCCAACAACGTGGATAAGCACTAATGCGCCGGAAGTCATGTTGTATGCCACTTTAATTCAGGCATACAGCTACACTAAAGGGCCAACAGAGATGCTTCAATATTTTGAAGGAAGCTATAAGCAGGCTATTCAAGGTCTTGGAATTGAGCAACAGGGTCGTCGCAGAAGAGACGAATACAGAGACGGTATTATTAGGATACCACTTAGGTCGGAGTCACCCGGACCATGATGAGCACAGCAGGCGGAATGGAAGTAGGAATAGTAAAAGTAGGAGCCGTATCTAACCGGGGTTTTACCCCTGAAGAAATAGCGGAGCAAGCGCTCGATCAAATTATCTCTATTGGTAATAACTCGCACCCTGTTATTCAGGCGCAAGCAGAAGCTTTTAGAACAGAGATTGGGAGTGTATTAGTTGCGTATTTAAAACAAGCTGTGGCGTCGCATAACACCACATTAACCAACCGTTTTCGGGATGCAGGGCATCCAGAATTAGTTAAATTATTAGAGGTATAAAATGGCTATCACAATTAACACGGCAATGCCCACATCGTTCAAAGTAGAACTTTTGAAAGGTTTGCATGATTTTACGGCGGGGAGCACTAGATTTAAGATGGCTCTTTTTTTGGCTACAGCTTCAGGAAGTGGAACCTATGGCGCTGCGACTACTAATTATTCTGATATGGGTGCAGATGAGCTTACCACTGCTACGGGATACACCAGACCGGGCCAGTTGCTAACGTCCGTTACACCTACGGCTGATGGAACTACCGCTATCTTAGATTTCACCAACGAAACGTGGGGATCATCTACTTTTACCACTTGCGGTGGTTTGATCTACGACACAGGAGATTCTGATTCTGCCTGTGCGGTATTAAGTTTTGGCGGGGATCAGGCGGTAAGTTCTGGTGACTTCCAAATTCAATTTCCAGCAGCGGCAGCAGCTACAGCTATTATTCGTATAGCGTAACGGGAGTTAACCGTGAGCGCATGGGGCAACCTTCCGTGGGGCTACAACGGCTGGGGCGGTATAGCAGCTAAGATAGTATACCTCGGACCCGTCTGGGGCGAGCGCGGTTGGGGCGAAGGAGCGTGGGGAGATAACGGTGTCTCTGTAGTAGGAACCGGCGCTATTGGGTCGGTTAGCTTTGCCTACGGAAACATAACGATTCCCACGGGAGTACAGGGAACAGGTGCAGTAGGCACTGTTGTAACAAGCTACAGTAACGTCACTATTCCAACGGGGGTAGAAGGCACTGGCGCAATAGGCACGATAAGCAATGTTTCAAGTTTTGTGCTCACTGGAGTCCAAGGCGTAGGACAAATAAACAGTGTTAGTACTAACACCAGCGATTCCATTGTACCAAACGGGGTAGTAGCAACAGGCGCAATAGGCACAGTTACGTTTAGTGTCGGTACAGTAGTAAGTGTAACAGGAGTAGTAGGTACAGGGGCAATAGGCACAGTAACACTAGCCTATGACTGGATTGTTTACCCCACAGGAGTGGCCGGAACTGGGGCTGTACAAGCGGTAACTCCTACAGTTACATTTACGGTAGTTGGGGTGGCGGGAACAGGTGCAGTAGGCACGGTAACAAACACAAGAAGTGCAAATGTTTACCCGATAGGGGTAGTAGGCACAGGTGAAATTGGTACAATATTAATCCGAGGATGGTCCATTGTGCCGGACGCTCAAGACCCAAATTGGGTTATCATTGATCCAGACATCGCAGCATAGGAAACAA